TTCTAAAAATTCTACAAATCTAGGTACATGTAGTCTCATTTTTGCTACTACAAAATCTTTAGGAGAATCTTCTACATATACTCCTGCTACAAAATCAGGTTTACTCATAATTATTTAGGTTTAGTTATTAATTCTTTATAGATAATAGTTGCTGCTCCTGCACATTGATTTAAGATAAATTTTTGTTTATCAGAAAATAAAGGTCCAGTTACAGATCCATTAGCTCCAAATTTAACATCAGTTAAATCAGTATGTTTTTGGAACTCAGGTGAGCAGACTATTGCTGCTACATTATTCCACCCAACAGATCTAGAAATTGATTCTTGTTGTGTCATTTCAGCTGTTTGTGTATTAGTTGTGTTTGTGTTTGCCATTTGTTTAATATTAGGTTGATTAAATTCTTTTTCTATTTTAGCAAAAGGTTGCCCTGCTTTTTTATATGAATATCTAACTTCATCTCCTATATTAAGTGCATCTATTGTTTTTTCAGACTTAGCTAAAAATTGTGGTTTTTCACCATTGTTTAAATGCAGCTTGTACTTTTGGTAGGTGTGGTCACCATTACTCCATGTACCTTCTTTTTCAATGTACTGTATTGTGCTTGTTTTAATATTCTTGGATTCCATCATAAGTTAGATTTATGTTATTTCTTTTTTTTTGTTCTCTTGTATCATAACTTGACAATTCTAGTTTAAGCATTGTAACATCATGATTAAGGCTTTTAATTTCTCTTAAAAGTTCTGATTGATTATTATATGAATCAGTTAAATCTTTCCTGAGCTTTTTAACTGTAGCTTCAAGCTCATCTATTCTGCTGTCTTTAGCAGTAGGCTGTTCACCTTTTTTTCTAAATATTGACATAATATAAATGTTTTTCTGAGAGCTAATATACAATAATATTATTATATATTATAGTTTTGTCAATAAATTTTTAAAAAAAATATACTTTTCTTGTAAATCTACTATTGATAGTTTAACAGTTTCCCTTGATTTTACTAATAGTTCAGAGGCTTTATCCCCTCCATATTTTTTATTTAAAAAAAGTGCAAATTTATATTGTTCACCTTGATTAAAGGTATTGCATCCTGCACATTGACTGGCACAATTCTCAGGATCCCATCTAGTAGAGTAGTGTCTCCTAGACATAAAATGACCACAATGTATTTGAGTTATAGGTAGTTTTTTACCACATGTACAGCATGTACAGTATCCTTTCTTATCTGCATCTCTCTGCCTGATATATGCACTAAATATCTTATCTAATTTGTTTATTAAAGTCTTTCTTGATGGTTTTTTAGGCATAATCTAAATTACAAAATATAAATTTATACTAAAAATATTATTATACACTATAATAAACTATAATAAATATTATATATTATAATATATTGTATTAATAAATATATATATATCTAAATATATAATAGGAATTAAAAGAAATAAGGAAATGGTAGACTATTTATTTCAAATAGTTGTTTAGTTTTTTTATGACTTCCATCACAATAACCATTTTTATCTCTAGTTTTACCACAACCACATTTATTCTTCTCCATTACTTTCTTGTTTTTTCAAATGACCTGCCTCCAAAATAAGCACCAACCATTAACATAACTAATTGATTTACAACATCTAATTCATAATTAGAGAAAAAACCAACAGCATATACTAACAGCATAAAGATAAGTGATAATGGTCTTACATTAGAGCTTAACCATGAACCTGATTTAGCATCTGCCTCCCACCTTCTAGTTACAGCATCCATTTCAGCTATGTCCATCTCTAATAGCTTTAATGCCTGTTCTTTATCAACAGGTGGCAGAGTATCATCTTTTTGTAATATATTCTTTACTAAACCTAGTACCCCTTTATCAGGAGCTAGATCTACTAAACTGTTTAGAATCCCTGTCTTTCCTAGTAGAAACTGACCTACTTTTGTCTCCTTTAATTTCTTTTTTTGTTTCTCTTGGCTCATAAGGCTTGTATTTAGTTATTTGTGTTATAGGATCTCTGTATGCTTCTATAACCTGATTTCTATTCTTCCCCTCTATGTAGCTGACATGTACCCATTTAGGAGTGTCATCATCATTACAAAACTCCCATATTAGTGTATCAAACTCTAGGTTGTCTTTTATAAAGTCAAATACTTCTTTATTAGATATATTAGTAAAATCCATATCTAAATCTAAAGCACAACCCTGCATATGTAAACTCATTTTAGAACCTCTAATAGCTCTATTTAAATCTTCTGACCTATAACCACTAGAAACATGAATAGGGCAGTTAAAATGGTCTCTAATTGGCTGAAACACTTTCTCAGCTATTGTTTTAAGATTCTCTAAATGTTCTTTTGTAGGATTATTATCTATATTTAACCTCTTTGCTGTCTCTGATCTTACTACTTCTGCTAAAGATAAATTCTTACTTAATTTCATTTAATTACATTTTAATTTTACTTAACCACTTATTCCAAGCAGCTGCTACTTTGTTGTTAAAGTTTTCTAATTTGTTTGCTAAGTATCTTAATATTCTTACCATAATTCTAATTATTTAATATAAATCTTAATTCTGTTTGAAACTCTCTTTGGTCTATCTTTAATTGTTCTATTTCATCCTCTACTGCTCTTGTATTAGGAAAACAATACTCTTGTTGGTTGTGTGATGTTTTTCTTGCAAGAGTTGCTACTTCTTCTATTTTAGCATTTAAATTGTAATATGAACCTGCCATTGACACAACAAGAGAAACAAGCATTACCACTTGCCCTATGTTGATTGTGAAATCTGCTTTGCCATCTCCATTAATATCAATTTTTGCCACCTAATAATTGTTTAATTTTTATTATTGTATATATTAAAGTTGCTATAATTAATAGTCCTTGCAAACCTTCATTAATCTCTGCTATTGTGATTATGTATACAAATACTCCTAAAAATGTTGGTTCCCAATTCATATTACTTTACTTAATTTTATTAATATATTATTGACAAGTAGTTTGAGCACTTGTTACCCTTGAACTATAACCTGATGCAATCATTTTTAAATATAGGTTATCTGTTGTCCCACTAGTTCCACTTCTTGTACAATTTGGTGGAACTCCTGATGTACCTTCCATTGGCATGTATTCTGTACTAGCTGAAAAATTACTATAAGTACCATAATTTTTTAAACAATTAGGTGAAGTAGAATGACTAAAAGTACTACCACCATAAACATCAAAAGTTAAAGGTAAATATTGATTGTTACCAGTAAATCCCATTACCATTCCACCATACCAACTTGAATCTGGACAATAATAGTAGTAATCTCCAAATGGCTGAACACCTGAAAAAGTTGCATTCATATATGGTGGTGGAATTGTTACTGTTTGCATAGATGAATAACCAGTTTTACCTGCACTATTAGTAGCATAAATCCATGCATAATATGTTGTGTTATTTGAAAAACCTCCTACTGTTGGATATGCCCATTGATAAATACCCCATGATGTACCAACTTGATATTTAGTGTTAGCTGTTGGTCCTGATGAATTTGTACCAACATATAAACCATACTCTATTGTATTACAGTAAGGTGTATAATCAAGAATTGTATATAGTTGAATATTACCATTAATACTACCTGATGAATAAGTAGTCCTAAAACCAGGAGTACCACAAGATGAATAGCCATAAAATTCACTCATAGTATCAGGTTCTGAAAACCCTGCATCATTTGATAATGTACCTAAACTAACATTATCATCAGTATTATTACCATTTATTTCTTGATTAATATCTGCTCTTAATCTTAACTGTCCTGAACTTGGTACTGCCATAATTTAATTTTTTTAACAATTTACAAGATGACTAAAATCTTCTCTTTCTTTTATATGATCATAACATTGAGCCCATAAATTTTTATCATAATCAAATGGAGCTAATAAACCAGTAGCAAAAAATAAAAAATCCTCAATATTATTGTCTTTTGTTTCTTTGTTTGCATAACCTGCATAATGATAACCAATATGTGTTGCCTTTTTACCCTGCTCAGACCATGTAAAAACTTCAATTTGTTTTATATATACATATACATAATCATAAGTTTCTGTTTTATAAATTTGTTTAGGCACTTCAAACTCAGCAGTTTGACCATCAGGATATGTTCTTTTTTGTATTACAGTTTCTGTAGGATGTGATGTTACAGATGTATATGTTAAATTTCCTTCTAAAGCCATTTTACTATTTTTTACAATTATTACATTTATCTTTAAGTTCTTTTACAGCTTCAATTAACAGTCCAATAAGACCATTATAATCTACTGCTTTAAAACTATCTTCATTTTTAAGGCTATCAACCTCTCTTACAAGTTCAGGCATTACTTTTTCAAGCTCTTGAGCTATAATACCACCTGATCTTTTATCTTCTCTATCAATCCAATCAAATGTTACACCTCTTAACTGGTCAATTTTATCTAAAGCATTATCAATTACTTTAACATTTTCTTTTAATCTCTCATCAGAAGGTGTAGTAGTTGAGTATGCAATCACATCTCCATCTGCATGGAAGTCACCATCAGCTTCAAATCTAAACTCATTAGAACCATTAATGTAAAGGTCTATTTGAGTGTTATCAGTAAACTCCATGTAGTCTGTAGAATCAAGACCAATGTACTGTACATTTCTAAGATCTGTATCAACTTTAGCTGCTGTTACAGCTCCTGCTGCAATCATATCAGTCTCTATCTGTACTTCTGCAATAGTTCCTGCTGCTGTACCACCTAGTACTCTGTTAGCAGTTACTAAATCTTGCATCTTATCATAAGTTACAGAATCAGGTTGAATTGTTAATGTAGTGCTTCCTGCTACATCTCCACTATGTGTTTGGTTGTAAAGATTAGTAGAACCTTGTGTTAAGTCATCAGATGTCTTAGTTCCTAGTTGAGTATCAAACCTTGCATTTGTGTAGTACAAGTTTGCAGCTCCTTCTGAAAGATCATCTGTATCTTTAGTAGCAAGTCTAGTATCAAAGTCAGTATTTGCCCTTGTAGAAGTATAATATAAGTTGCTTGAGCCTTCAGTTAAATTATCAGTAGTTGAACTTGATTCATCTAATAATGTTATCCAGTTACCTGCATGTGCAAAATACCCTTTTCCAGTACCATGTACATGAGCAAACATTCCATGATATGTACTAGCACTAGGTAAATCTCCTATTAAACTAAATACATTTGCATAATATAACTTACCTGTTGTAGTAATGTCATATGATTGAGCATCTAAGTTTGCTGATAATTGAGGACTTGTATCTTCTGATAATGCATTAATAGATACTGCTTGTACTCTTGCATCAGTATAATAAAGATTAGCACCCTCACTCAAGTCAGTTGTAGACTTACCTGAAAAAGCTGTATCAAACCTAGCTGTTGTGTAATAAAGATTAGCTGAGCCTTCAGCTACTGAATCAGTATCAAAGCTAATATTAGCAGATCCATCAAATGATGTACCATTTATCAATCTAGCTGTCTCAAGAGTTGTAGCAGTTAATGCTGCAATTCCTAAACCATCTATCTCAGATTTAGTTGGTCCTGTATAAGTAAATACACCATTAGTGTTATTGTATGCTAAACTACCAATACCTGATGTAGATGCACTAAAATCTGATAAACCAATTCCACTTTGTGTAGATGAAATTGTTAAAGTACCTGCTGTATCATCATATACAATTCCAATTCCTGAACCTGCTTGAATTAAGTTATTACCAACTTGATCATCTACCCTTTCATTAGTAAAGTATAAATTGCTTGAACCTTCAGGTAGGTCATCTGTATTTACTTGACCTGCTCCTGTTCCAAAGTCAATTAAGGTATCATCAATAGAATCTGCTGCTAAACTAACAGCTCCACTTGATACACTAAAATGATCAGATGAGAAACTAGCAACACCTTTTGTAGATGTAGTTGCATCATCTCCTGCAATTGCAAAAGTTGGATATGTGCCTGATGTAGTCAATCCATTACTACTTGTTAAAGCTACAGTTTGATCAGGATTGTCATTTGTAATTGTGAAATTTGGATAAGTTCCACTAGTTGATATTCCTGTTCCACCTGTAAGAGCTACTGTTTGATCAGGTGCTGTATTGGCTATTGTTAAAGAATTAGCTACATCATCATAAGTTGCAGAAATTCCTGTAGATGCTACTACTAAACTAGCCACCCTGTCATCTACCCTCTCATCTGTAAAATAAAGGTTTGTACCTTCACTTAAATCTGTTGTTGATTTACTTGATAAATCTAAATTTGATCCTGTATTCAATGCAATTCTTGCATCTGCCCTTGAATTTGTAAAATATAAATTGGTTCCCTCAGAAAGATCTGTTGTAGATTTGCCTGTAAAAGCAGAATCAAACCTTGAGGTAGTATAATACAAGTTGGAGCCTTCTGTAATATTGTCTGTTGATAATGAAATGTCAGAACCTCCATTAAAAGCTACACCTGCAATATTTCTGCTAGTCTCTAATGTAGTTGCAGTATCTGCATTACCTGTTAATGCTCCAGTAAAAGTTGTAGCTGCTACACTTGTTAAACCACTTATGTTTGGATTAAGTGATATTGTTAGTGCATTTCCTGTTGAATTTGTTTGAATTTCATTTGTAGTACCTACTATTGATAGTACTTCTGAATCTAAATCAATAGATTGTTGACCTCCTGAATCACCTTGAAAGTCTAAATCTGATGCTGTTACTTGTGCATCTACATATGCTTTAATTGATTGTTGAGTTGCTAAAGCTGTTGAACTATTAGAACTCATGTTATCTTCATCTAAGATATCAGTCATGGTTAATACACCATCTGATAATGATCCAAAAGTAAGTGTTCCTGATACTGTAGAGTTTCCTGAGATATTACCACTAAGGTCTCCTACAAAGCTATTAGCTGTTATAGTGCCTGTTGCTGTTAAATCTCCTGCATTGTTAAGGCTAATTCCTGTTTCTGTTCCCAAACCATCAGAAATCACCTTTAAACTAGCTGATAATCCATCATTATCTCCAACCTTTAGTAGTGAATCATAACTTGATGCAATAGATATTCCTGTTAAACTACTTGCCATTTTTATTTGTTTTAAATTTGTTATTTATATATCTCATTAACTTTATAATGTTTTTTTCTTTAGGTTTATATGTTTTCATGTCAATGTTTTATAGTACCCAACCTTGAAATGTAGGCTCATCTCTATCAGGATATATATCATCATTTGTGTTAGATGTATATTCAGGATAACTTTGTTGATTAAAATCCATAAATTGTATAAACCTTCTTGTATAGTATTCAGCTAAACTTCTTTCTTTTTCAACTAAATAATCTACTTCTGCCTTTTCTACTGTCTCTGCATTTTCAGAAACATGCTTAAATATTCCACCATTCTTAATTTGATAATTATGAAATGGTAAAAAGTCTACCATAGCATAATGAATTAACATAGGTTGAACATAATCTACTAATAATGTCTCATAAACTGTCCCAGTTATGGTGCCATCATCAATCATTGTCTTTAATTTGTTATAAAGATCTGTACCTAGATAGTTTTGAATATGAATAGTTTGTGCAATATCTATGAAATGCATTAACTTATCTGCTTGAACATTACCATCAATTATAGTGTTCTTTACTAAATCATTTCTATTTATAAATAATACTTTTGCCAT